ATGATCTATCTGGGTCTTCCCCAATGGTCGCACCCGAAATGGGTGCGGCTGGGTATTACCAGCCTTGAACAGTATGCCCGCCATTTTAACTGCGTGACGCGGTAATTTTTCAAATCACTAAAGAACGCCCAAGAGCATGTGTTTTCTTTAGCTTAATCAATGCATTATAAACACGCATCATACGAAAATCGGTAAAGTTCGTATGAGTTAAAATGTCCCAATCATGCCCCAAAGCTGGTATTTATGCCCCATCCCTGCCCCAAAAACCTCCTTAAAAAGCTATGCACCCCATCGTTGAAACTGTATAAAAAAACAGTGTAAATTGCGTACTAAATCATTGTTGTTTTGGAGGCGTTATGTTCGTTGAGTTGGTATACGACAAACGGAATGTAGAAGGATTATCAGGTGCCAGAGAAATAATTCTCAATGAGCTGACAAAGCGGGTACACCGGATCTTTCCCGCTGCAGAGGTGAAGGTTAAGCCAATGCAGGCGAACGGTTTGAACAGCGATGCCAGAAAAAGTGATTGGGAGAAGCTGAATCGGATGCTTGAGGAGATGTTTGAAGAAGCCGACATGTGGATGGTATCGGACTAAACCTGTAAAGATGGACAAAGGTAATGCGGCCACTGGAGGCCGCTTTGTGCTGTGAGTTCAACGGGTCGATGCAACGCTATCCTTAATCAATGGGGGGGCGTTGCCATGAAACGAAGATGAGGTCACAAGATCTTAAAAGCGTGTTCTGATATACGTTCAGGGGTATTTTCTTCATCAACTGACTTCCCGCCAGCGCGGCAAGCTCGTCGATGAGATCCTACACTATCGTGATGGGCAATTACTGATTCTGCTCCCACTGACACTAATGAAACATTCCATTGACGAATACCCGGCTCCATATCTTATGATCCAAAATTACGTTTCCACGCACCCAGAGAATTTATGTCTGCGTATGACAATATCTGAATAGACTGAGGACATCATTATGATTCAAAAAAAAATACTACTTTACCTGTCTTTAGCATCCTTCCTCAGTACTCCTGCCTGGGCAATTAATAAAGAGTACCGGCAAAAACTGGAGCAATCCGGCTGTACGCAAGTGTCCGAAGCCCAGGGGTGTGATATCAATAAAACGAAAGCAGAAAACATTAGGGCTGGATTCGTCAATGACGATAGCAGCAAGGCCTCTACTGCAAGCCCTTATACCGGTCAATGGCAGGCAATGAGCGATAGTGGGGCTGCCGTAGCCAACATCAGTATTGACGCAAATGATAAAGTGACGATTAATGGTAAGGGCATTAAGGCTAAGAAACTGGATGGTGGCCTTCAGTTTAAACAGGGTAAGATTATTTACACCATTCAGGGTGACCGACGCCTAGAAGGCGAAGATGTCTGGCGGGATACAGATGCCGGCACACAAGGAAAAATCCTCAAAAGGTAAACCTGTAAGCGAGAGAATACAGCATGTATTCTCTCGCTATTTTCAGTAAGGCGTCGACCTTATCACTGTCTATTTTTGTTCTTTACCTGTTTTCTTCGGTCAAGAACTAACGTCCCCCTTCGATTAAGGATAGCGTTGCATCGACCCATTGAACTCACAGCCAAGAGCAGACTTAGCTCATCGACAACGTCAGTCCAAAAAAGAGTTATAATTTTTAGACTAATTTTTTGAAGGCCATATTTTAGACAGTGTGACGGGACATCAGATGACTAAGACAGTAATGATTGATGAACTTCTGGTATTGACCAGAATGGCTAAAGCAGCATACGACACACCCGTTAAGTTCATGGCCCAAAATGAAATAGATGTGGTCACGCGTTTTACTAAAACTTTCACACCACGTCTGGTTGAACAACTATGCCTCAGAATAATTGAACTCGAGACTGAAGCTCGTGATCAGTTGAGTCTGCATAGGTTAAAAAGACATCCAGAACAAGATTGAAGGCTTTACTGAACAAAACCTCTTTTAATTGCTGATATTCGCTCATAGCAGAAATAAAACCTTCAAAGTGAAGACCGCAGGCCTTTCGCATTTGACGTGTAACCGCGCACCACTATTTATACGGGCAGGTCGTCAGCATCTGTACTATTGATGAAGAACGTCACCCTGCCCAGCACCTCGACTTCCTCCGCAGCAACCCCCTCTATCGCCTCGCCGTCCTCCGTGATTAACGCCTTTCCCAAGAAGCGTGCGAATTGAGTCTGGCCGCAACTAAGGATCAGCAGAACCTGCCCCTTTACCAACCGGGTAACCGGCTCGATAACAGCAAACCCGGATGACGTTTCCAGGATGCGGCTGTCTGGCGTCATGCATATGTTCGCTGGCGTAAGTCGCTGCTCGATATAGCCGGTAGCCGGTGAGGCGAAGCCCATTAGTGAACCCTCCCCATGTTACGCAAGATCCAGTAGCGGTTCTCGCTATGGTCTGTCGTCCTGTCGGCGAAGTCAGGCTGATAGCGCTCTATCCACTCGTTAGCGTCGTTCTGGCTGAAATGCCAGTGTACCTTCGCCAGTTCGCGGATGAAGTCGGCTGTGCGTAACCACTGATAGCCCTTCGGGTTTTGCTGTATGACAGCCACAAATGCGGCATGAATTTCGTATGTGCGGGGCATGATCTGCACTCCCTTTACTGTTTTTATATACAGTAGTTTTAAAGGGGCTGCAGATCAATGCGGGACTGCCTATCAATCATTCCGACAGAGGGATTTCCGGCCACTCAGTGGTCGGCACTTCAACGCGCATTAGCTGAATTCGATACCGCTTCCAGTTAGCCAGTTCTTTGGCCTCACCTTCCGTTGCGATACCAGCATCTACAGCATCCTGCCTCCACGCAATTTCTGTATCTGCCCTGGCGCGTAACTGCTGTCTTTTGTGCTGCGCCAGTTCAGTTTCCTCCTCCAGTGTAGGGGGAGGAATATCTTTCCATTCCGGCATTCCACCATCCCCAGCAACCCTGAACTTTCCAGGTGGCGGGCTCTGCATATATTCAGCTGCAACATCTGCGGAAACACTCACGCCATCCTGTGGCCAGGTTCCCGCCATTTCATAATCCTCTTGTAATGACAGCGGGAAAAAAGCATTTACGGACGGGCTATAAATATATTCGTTCATTCAGATTATCCTATTGCGAACCAGAAGAATGCGCTGGCAGAGGCAGCCATAGACGACCCATCATACTGCAGGTTTCGTACGGTACACCCGGTAGTGGTTAGCGTCGTGTCATTAACGACAATAGACTGCATAGCCGATGGGAAATTAGCCTGCCTGTATCCCGCCCCAACAAAATATGGGTTCTGCGGAAATGCGATAGGAAAGCCAATGTTTGTACTCCCGGATGTCGGAGCGGCGTTGCCCCACTGAAGGATTAATCCTCCAGGTAATTTCTGCCAGCCGTTTGCAGACTTGTTACCTGTAAATGACGCCATGTCCGGGATCTGGTTAGCTCCGGTACCCACATCGCGCTGCGATGCGCTTTTCAGATTAAGACCAGTGAGAAGCGCCCTGATGGCTGTCAGAAGCTGATTGCGTTTCGATTTATCCAGCGCGACGTTTGTGTATTCAACAACTGCGGCCAGTTCCTCCTGAAGCATATCGAAATAATCATCATCAAGATCTGTGGCTGGCGTGCCAGTTTGTGGATTTCCGCGGGTAAAGCCGTTCTTTCCCGCGCCGAATTTATCCTTCTGCGCAGTAGGCGTATCAATACGATGCATAGTGTCTCCGGTTACGGATATTTGAAAAGTACGTAGGTATGGGACGGGCAGAGTTTGCTGATCACGCATTCAGCGACTGTGTCACCCCAGTAACGAACTGGTGTATCGCAGTCATCTGTGCAGGTCATCCAGGTGGCATCCGTCGAGGCTGGCATATTGACCTGCCAGTAATAACGCCATTCGGTGGAGTAAACAGCGTCAGTACAAGCTGACGTGCATTTAAACGGCCCCTTGTTGTAGCGGGTGATCGTCGCCCCTGGCTTACCCAGGGCAGCCAGCTGCTCGAGATAAAACGCCTCGTTGATGCCACCAATCAAATTGACCTTTGCGTCCAGGCGCTTCTGGCGCTGCAGCAGGGTCTGCGTTCCGGATGGTATGCACTCATCCGGAAGCCCGCAGCAAGCTTCCCAGCGGCTGATCAGCTCTGTAGTTGTGCGCGGGTCAACCTCCAGCATTAAGTCGTTTGCGCGCTGGTGAACCCGTCGTAATGATGGCGCCGCCCCACTAATCGCAGGATCCTCCACTGACCACGCGGGGCCTGGTGGCAAAAGGGCGGACAGCAGATTGATATAATCGTCATCAGTCACGTCCATAACAGCGTCCCCAGTATGGCCAGTTCATTTTTCGCGATTGTAATATTGGCTACCGGCGCGACCAGTACATGGCTGTGCTCACCTGCGGCGATTGAAATGGCCTCGTTCATCCTGGAGATATCAAGCTCACCTTGCGGATAGCCATCTCTCAAGAGAAATGATCGTAATTCTGCGGTGACTGCGGCCCTGACTGCTGCGTTATCTGGCGTAAGCCGTATTCTGAAATCGATGTTATGTGCGACCGGTGCGAACGGATAAAGGTCAGCACCCGCTACAGGGGCTAGCGGGGCAATATGTGCTTTTACCGCAGCAACAGTCGCGGCGCCGGGGATAGGGTTAACAGGGTCATCACTGGCTACCATCACGCCAACGGTGCCAGCCCCCATCCAGTGCCGGTAGGTCCACGCCCGGGTCACGCCCTGCACTTCTTTGGCCCAGACGATATAATCCCCATCCGCACCGCCCTGTGGCGTCCAGTAGTAGCGCTCCAGCACGCGGGCGCGCCAGGTCTCCAGATCTTCAATATCAAATCCACCAGAAACAGAGTCAGCCACGCCAGAAGACGGCAGGCCATTAACCGGCGTTACCAGATACAGCGCTACGCCATCATCAATTTCACCCACGATCCCGCTGACACTGCAGACCATTGGCGCGCGCAATACGCCGCCCGCGCTGATCGCGTCTGCCGTGGTTGTATACTGGATCAGGTCGTCGCGTTGAATCACCGCTCCGGCCTTAAGCGTAATGCCGTTTGTCACGCCATCCCAGCGCATAAACCCTGCTGATGCTGTTGGGCTTTTACGGGGGCAGCGCTTCATGGCCGCATGCCTTTCCAGCCAGGCTTCATCACACTTATCCGGCAGCAGATTCAACGCCAGGAAATCGATATAGCCGTACACGGTATGCAGCGCGGCCGCATACACTTTCGCCCTCACGTCTTCATCCATACGCCTGATGGTGTCGCTCACGTCCAGGCGGGAAAAGAGGTCGGTGCGTAGCATGCTGATATTTTCTGCCAGCGTCGGGCGCTGGAATTCGCTGTCAGCCATTAGTGATCGCACTCCATAGATCGTCAAAAGAAATCGTCGTGGGCTGGTTGTAACGCCACAGCGTGATGCTGTTACCCAGTTCGTTAATGCCGGTACGCTGAATGAGGAGGTCAATCTTTGATACAACGCCGTCGTCAATCATCCACTGCAGCGCTTCGGTGATATAGGTTCGGGCGACCAGCGCGGTCTGGTTCGTCATCTTCTGACGCTGAAGCAGCCAGAGGCGTGAGCCGTACCGGTCGTTCTGAACAGCTGGCCAGGTATCGCCCCACCACCCATTGGGCTGGTCGGCGTTGTCATCCGGCTGCGCGCGGCGCCAGGTGAAAAGAGAAATCACAACTGAGCGGGTGAGTAAATCCAGTGGGGCGTTTGCTGAAACGCTTACCCCATTTACGGTTAGCAAGAGGTCCATATTTACGTCCCCATCTGTTTATCCGGCTCGTCTGTGTTGTTACCGTTTTCTTTGTGTTTATGGCCGTTGTAAGCCAGGCGCATTGCCGCCATAGTGACGCCGGTTGAGTCGCAATGGTCTTTGATCTGGCCTGTCGATTCGATGTCCATTTCGAACCGGGCTTTCGGCGCGTTCCGGAAGGTGATGGGCTTTCCGGCACCGTCGACGACAATACCGGTTCGCGTCATTGTGACCGACTGCCCCAGATCGTCGTAGATAGCGACCTCACCGGGATTAAGGGACCGGATGCGATAACGGCGATCAGACACCGTGACCGCTACAGCATGCGAGCGATCGGCGTCAGGAAAAAGAACCAGAGCTTCAGCACCCGCCTTAGCGTGTGAGGTAAACCCGTAAGGCTCAAGGTGCTCAATGCCGCCTTTTTGTTCACCCGCCAGCAGTTCGACATCCACGGCCTGACATTTAGAACCAGGCTTAACGCTGCTGACGACCGCGCGACAAATCAGGTTAAGCAGCTGCCGCTGCAATTGTTGAAAATTACCCATCAGAAAGGGGCCTCCGCAGCTTTTTTCTTCTTCCGCTGTTTAGGATCGGCAGGTTCCGGCAGATACGCATCAGTCGGCCCGACGCGCAATTCGGTTATGGTGCCGTTGCTGTCTTTGGTAAATGACACCTCAGAAATCAACAGCTCACGATTGTTAAACCCACACACCGGGTCAAAGACGATTACACGCTGGTTAGGTTCCCAGAGAGAGCCATTACCCTGGCGCCATCCCCACACTGTGTACGTTGTTTCATCAGTGCGGGCGGCACGCTGCCGCGCTTCGAAATCAGCACGCGCAATACAGCTGGCTCCCGTCGCCTGCCCTGTCTGCTGAACGGCCATTGGCCGGTACCGCCCGATCCCGGCGTCTTCCGTTTTTGCCCGAAGAGCGGTTGTGGTGGCCGCGCCGAAGTCGTCATCATTCCCGGCGCGCTGCCCGGATACCTGATACGTTGAAAAACGGTCCCTGATACTTTTTTCCGTATCGCAGGAAAGGATGTTCTGCCCGAGAACGAGCGCGGTATGCGCCCGCGTCGACCCTACCCCACCAATCACCAGCCGTCCCTTTGGATCGTCATAGGCCAGCGCCTGCTGCTGGCCCAGCATCTTATTCAGCACCTCAATTACCGTTTCGCCGTGATCCGGCTGCACACCCGGAATAACGTCAGCGGGCGCGCCAGAATTTACGACTTCAATACCAAATGGTTTTGCCAGCGCGGCAGCCACCTGAACCAGCGACTGCCCATTGAACTGTGTCGGTTCTGCGGCACAGTCGATCAGGTCTGCTGTCAGGCTGCGCCCACTGATGCCAACGCTTACAGAGCGGGCGTCGTAGCGAACGGGGGTAGCCTCCACCCAGCCAGTGATCACCAAATCGGTACCAATCAAAACCTCTACCCGGTCACCACCTTTTACTTTTGGCCGGAGAGAATCGCCGTTCTCACCGGGCCACTGCCGGGTAATTTCGACGCTGAAATCCCGGGCCAGTCGTTCTACGCCCGCGCCGATCCTGACTGAGGTCCAGCCTCCCCACTCCTTACCATTGACCCGCAGAGTTACGTTGTCATCCATAATCAGGCCCAGACGCGAGCAGGTGTTTTCGGGGTCACAACGAAGCCATTTAGATTGGATAAATCGATGTCGTCGTTAATAACGCGCAGATTGACGTGATAGCCGGGTTCGGTGACATATTCCACCGACTCTGCATCACCAGTACTGGTAGTAATAACACCGACCAAATCCAGACAAATATCAGGATGAAATAAACCTCCCTGATCGTCGTTATTCTTAAAACCGAATGCATTTAACTGCTGTTGCGCCTCGCCATTACTCGCGAAGCGCAGATATATATCTTTCATCAGCGGAGTCCTTTAATTTGAATCGGCGTTAATAGGCGGTGCCAGATGCGGAAATTGCGGATGTGGTGAACAATATTCGAGTTTCCCTGAAATCTTAAAGCTGTTCCTGCTGAGCTTGGATCTACAGGGCCACCACTCATAGTAGAACTACTTTTCCCGTCAAAATAATTTGCAACCTCGTTGTTATTGTAAGTATCAATGGTTTGCGCATATATTTTACTGCTTAAAGGGAATGTGACATTCGATATTGTTGGCCCAGAACTACTTCTATATGCTCTGGCAGTGTTCCCGGTAAATCTTAGAATGATGTCATTCTTCGCTCCCCAGTTGGCAAGAACATCCACATATCCAACTGTCGGATTTACGAATCTATTTACTGTAATTTCAAAAGCAAGCGAGCGGGCGAAAGAATCCCCAACTAAACGGTATCCAACATTTCCTAATGGGGATATTTCTAAAAAATCTCCTGCACGTGTAACCGCCGAAGATCCAGTCGGGATGTAGCTGGTAGCCACTGGGTTTTTTTCTACCTGCAGCATCTGTATATAAATTACCGTACCTACCGTGAGGTTTGCGTTACCTCTTAGCCAAACACCAGCACTCACCACGCCAGCGCTTGGAGCTGTATATGTTGCGGTCAGGTATGCGTACCCATCACTTCCCAAAGCCGTGGTGTATGTAAGGCCAGCGGTAGCACTGATGAATTCCCCGGTTATCGCGTTAAAAAAGATATTCGCGATATCTGTTCCATCAAGTGTAAATCTGAAGCGAACAATATCCGATGAGGCCTTTGCACGTGCCGATATCGTGACGGTATCGCCTGCATTAACAGAAATATTCGAGCTGACCGTGGCCTGATGATTGGCGCTGGTAGCAGCGTTTACCGTACCGGTGTAGGTGATCGCCTGTGTAGTTCCATCCACGATTGATGCCTTGGTCAGAGTGCTATTGCTCTGCCATTGAGTAGGATCATCGCTATTGAGAACATAATTAGTGCTTTGCCCCTCTATCAAAAGACCTTCGCGCTCAAACCGTGGCTCGTTTATCGCAGCAGTTTTGAGAACACCAGATTTATCGATATACCTCGCGGTCGTTGAGCGGGTAAACGTCATCGACTTATCGGGCGGAGCAAACCCGGCGAGCAGGCGAAGGTCATCAGACAGCGGCGCCCAGACGTCAGGGAATGGTGCATCAACGTATCCGGTGGCGGCGGCTGAGTTCGCAGCATCAGTTGCGCTCTGGGCGGCGGCCTGCTGCGCGGTCTGGGCTTGCTGAGCCGCTGCCGTTGCCTGCGCAGCGGCCTGGGCGGGTTTTACAGTGACGGCATCGATAGCGCGCTTTAATCTTTCGGCCAAACTTGGCTGAACTGCGCCTACTGGCATTTCGACCACCGTACCTTCCGGCTCGGTCAATACTTTTTCAAACGCCGTTACGGCTGCGCTCAGTCGGTTAACCGCTGAATCGGCTTCAGTAAACTGGGACATGCTGACTCCTAAAATCCTAATGAACAGGCTTTCTCCACAGCGATCGCCCACCGCAACCAGTCGCTGGTCTTGGCCGTATAGAGCTGGTCCTGATCGACTTGTTGGATGACTCGCCACGCCAGTTGGCGCGTTGACAATTTAAGCGGCTGCAAAGGTACGAATCCGGGGTGCGCGATACCGTTGCGCTGGATAATTTCGGAGGCGCGGCTGGCATCGTCGTAGACACGCGCCGCCAGAACGACGGCAGGCTCTATTCCTATGGGCAGTACCGTTACGGTTCTGTCTGTCTGCCTGAGGCGTTGCGTCAGGTCGGCATTCAGATCTGCCTTGAGACGTCGCAGTGCTGTGAATACGCGATCGTCAGTCGTCCGCTCCATCTCTTTCACAATCGCCTGGTTAAGTGTGTCGCGAACTACCGTGAGTTCATCCCACGACGGTGCATCAGGAGTGACTGTGTTTGTCGGCGCGTTGTTCAGCGCAGGATGAGAGACATTCGCCACTATCGCAGGGCTTTGTCCGGAAGAGCTGGCAGAGGTAATAGCAGACGGCGCAGGCAGGCTGGTGACGGTGTAAACCGCCTCGCTTAAGGCTGTGGTACGAATAGCGCTCGCAACATAGTTTCGCTGCTCTGTTTTTGATCTCGTGCTCTGGCTGTCGGTTTTCCACACGCCTCTGGGCGCCAGGTCTTTTCCAAGACTGATGCCTGAAAGAGTTTTTGCCATCGTGATCAGGTCGCTGGCATTGCCGTACAGTCGGTTGCCAGTTCGCCACATTTTTTGCAGCGACTCGATAAAGCCCTTCCCTGATGATGGAGGGGGAAGCAGCACCGAAATATCCCCCTGCAACAAACGTGCGCCCGCAGAAACACCTTCATCAACCATGTTCATGGCATTAGAAACGTAGCCAACCATTTCGCCAGCCTGTCCAATGACGTCGCCCTGAATAAAGTCAGCCAGACCATCCATGCCAAAGTCATCGAACGCGTCGCTGATACAGCCATCAAGTGCAGAACATGAAGACTCCAGCACCTGCGCAGTGGCGGATCCTGATGTCGGATAAGACAGCTCACCTTCCTCCACGAACCGGAGGTCAAAGCGGACCATGCGGCCCTCAGTCTTGATTGTGCTGATCCTGATCTCGCCATCAACACAAACGCTGAGTTCACCGAAGGAAGGATGAATCAGCGTGCCAGGGCCCGATTTATTCAGCGCCTCCTTCAACGCGTCGCGCTGCTCGTAACAGTCATCCCCGATCACATAAGCTGTAATGGACGAACGAAACGTTACCTTTCCGAGGTCTTCTGTATAGGGCTTGTCGCGATTTGGGTATTCGTGGGTTTCAACCCGGCGCCCGCCGGTAGAGTCTTCATCCTCAACTTTGAACGGGACGCCGCGAAACGAGGCGTTCTGCAATCGGTCTTTCCACGCCATACCATCTCCAGAAACAAAAAACCCGCCGATTGGCGGGTTTGGTTGGTCATTATGAAAATACTAAACAGGCTTAACTATTTTGCACCCAATCCAGTTGATGCCAGATTGACCGTTCTTATTCACGCCCGCTCTTGATTTCCCATCTTTGAAAATATCAACGAAAAATTGACCCTTAGGCAGTTTGAAAATGAAGCTCATACCGATGATCTCTTCTGAGGCGAAGTTATCATCCGGATACATGGTTACCAAAGTGGTCATCTGAGCCTGTTGCTCGCTTAGGTCTTTGAAAACAAAAATACCATTAGACGAGTTAATTTCATAAGAGGCTTTCGAAATAATAAGTTTTCCACTGGCAGTCGGTACAGGGCAATCGATATCAATCGATGCCTGAACAGATCCATCAGCGTCTGCAGCCTTTTTAACCTGGTTAACAAAATCTAAAGCCTGAGTGTCTTTTGCAAACGAAATAGATGGTATTGCAAGAACGGCAGCTAAAAGCAGCGCACTTTTTTTCATTGAATTTCCCTTATTTTTAACGTACGTACGGACCGTTAAGGATTTTATTTCAGGAGAATATAATTATCACCCTCCCATTCCAGTTTTACCGATCCTTGTATAACCCACGTCATGATTGACATCTATACCTGAGGCACGGCTATCGGTAACACTCATTCCCGGCGGGGCATCCTTAAACTGGACGGTGATCGTACCTTGAGGTTTTGCTGCTCCACCCTGCTGAATTTGATAGGGGTTATAACCTGCACCAGCAACACCAGCACCGTATGCCCCATATCCACCAGCACCCCACTGCGCTGCATTTGCCGCAGCAACCGTTTCGGTGGCTCCATCTGTAAACCATTCGATTATCGGCTTAAGTTTTGCCCACATATCCTGGAACCATTGCACAACAGGTCCCCAGTTATTGATGACCATACCGAGGGGAGTCCAGCTGAAAACATTCTTAAACAGCTCCCACCCCGCATTAAAGTAAGGTCCTAACGTTTCCCACAGCTTTTTGAAATATGGGCCAATTGTATCCCAGTTCGCAATAATCAACCCGGCAGCCAGAGCAATTCCACGAACGATAAGCCCAATCGGAGAAGCACTGGCGACGAATGACATCACTTTTAAGGCTGCGCTGGCCCCCATTACTGCCAGCCTAAGCGTTGCAAAGCCAACAGCAGCGCCCAGCAACGCTCTAACCATGCCAGAATTCCGGGAAACATAATCCGTCACCTTATTTATGAGCGGCATCATCCCCCTGGCACTAGCGTTAATTTGCGGCAGCAGCGCGTTACCAAGCGCAACACCAGCATGAGTGGCCTGATTGCTAAGTAATTGCAGCTGGTTCGCAGTAGTTGCCGCTCGCGACTCATATTCTTTCTGCATCGAGCCGGTGTACCTTGAAGCGTCACCAACCATGCTGAAATTCTTCTTCAGAAGGTCCAAATTGGTGAGAAGGGGAGCTATCGCACCGATCGACTCCTTGCCGAATAACGCATTAAGCGCAGCTGGTTGCCGGGCCTTGTCCAGTTTTGAAATGCTCTCGAGTACTTTTAACATCGTGCCCTGAGCATCGGCCTGCATATCCTTGGCGAGTTTTTTTGAAGAGAATCCAAGATATTTGAACGCTTCCTGCTGCTGTTTCGAACCGCCAGTGATCGCCAGCATGAAGTTTTTAATACCGGTAGCAGCAATTTCCTGCTCGACCCCAACACCGGCAAGTGTTGCCCCCAAGGCGGCAATTTGTCCGGAAGCGATCCCCGCTACGGCACCTAGAGGGCCGATCCGGGTAACGATATCGGAGATTTGCTGTGCGTTCGCAGCGCCGTTGTTGGACAGATAGTTGATTTTATCGGCCAGCGCTACTACCTCGCCCTGGGTCATTTTGAACGAAGTTCGCCACTTCGCCATCATGTCGCCTGACTGATCGGCTGACTGGTCAAATGCAACGCCCATTTTCAGGGCGTCTTCAGCAAATTGTTTGAGTTCCTGACGGGCAATGCCAGCCTGTCCGCCAGCAGCAACCAGCTTAGCAATATCGCTGGCTGCCATTGGTAAACGATCGGACATTTTTAGAATGTCCTCTCCCATTTCAGCAAATTGCTTCGGGGTGTCAAAATCCACCACTTTCCGCACGTCTGCCATCTGGGATTCAAAGTCAATCGCGGCTTTAGCCCCGGCAATAAATGGAGCGGCGAGAGCCCCGCCACCCACCAGATCTCCAACCGAGAAATCCGCCAGCCCGCTGGACTTAATCCCCTTCTGAAAACCTTTAATCTTCTTCTGCATTGAGGACAACGCAGGAGACAACTTATCGACCCCGGTGATCAGGGCTTTCAGTTCAAATTCAGCCATTGGATTCTCTGTTAATGCGGTTGGCCTGGGTGGCGAGAAGTTCTAACACCGAGAATGGCTCAGCGAGTAGAGCAACTGGGTTTATTTGCCAGTACTTCGCACAATCGAAGTAATGGTTTAGGAGTTCTCCTGCGCTGATGCCCCGAGGAAAAAACCAGCCACGTCCCAGCTGATGCTGTTCAGATCCGCAGGGGACATTGCGTCAACTGAACTCAGCGGGATGCCTGCCAGCCGGGAAACATATTTAGCAATGACCCCTGCATCAAGTTTGATTCCCGCGTCGCCGGTCGTGACGTATGGGAAGCCAAGCTCCCGAACGTCTTTCCCGGTAGGCTCGCGAAGCTCGAGCACAAACAAATCCTCGCCGTGGGCCCGCACTGCGGTTGTAAGCTGGATCTCTTTCATTACTGGTAACCCCCATCTTCACCGTGGAATTCGAGGTCGGCTATGCCTTCCTCTGCGTTGTGGTTTGCCTCGCCATGCAGCCATGCCGATGACAGAACGTAAACCTGCCCGTTTGCCAGTTCAGCAGTGATCGTCATCTGGTCTGAAGTCGTCACCTTATTGACCGGGAAATCCTTCGGCACTTTGAAAGTACCCTTCACATAAGGTGCGCGGTGCGTCTCTTTACGGTCGACATCACCCGCCAGGCCAATGACGTCATCATTGACCCTGGTGTTCATTGGCACCTCGATACCACCGGTCAGCGACAGCTGCTGACCGTCAATCTTGAAATAACAAGTACCAGCAATGCGCGCCATTATGCGCTCTCCTCTGCATACTGAAGTCGGAACTGGTTAAGCAGTGCGAAGACACGCAGCTGGTTAACGTAATCAGGTGGGTAAAGCACGTTGATGCGGGTCGGGTCATTCGCATCACGCTCAACGATCAGGTGCGCTTTAAACAGGTCGTAGTTTTCGACAATCCCTTCGCGCTCCATCTGTTTATACGTCGACAGCAATTCCCCTTTAATTACCGCCGGGGTGACGATTGCCTGACCGGGGCCGAAGCGGGTACCGTCGTTCGCCAGCTTATGGCGCCCGTACTTACTGGTGATCACCGTCTTCAGGCGACGCAGGACGTATGCGCTGGTATGCAGCGTTTCACTGTCCAGGTAACTGTTATCAGCCACGCCGTACGCATTTTTCTTAAAGGTGGTGATGTCACGCTGGATGCGCAGCACGCCGCCTTCGGTGTAGGCCGTCGCGATCCCGTGCGTTAGCAGGGATTGCTGCTCGGTCTTGATGAAACGCTTACCGGTTGGCGGCGGCAGCATGCCTACCAGTTCGCCGGTCTGCGTCGGGCGGGCCGGGTCGATACGCAGAAACACTGCGGCGCGGGCGGTACGGCTGGCAGCCAGTTCGTCTGCACACGACTGCACTGTTTTCTCGTAACCGGCAATCGTCAGATGCGGATCGTTAAACATATCCCCCACGGTAATGAGGTCGCTCACGACTGCAATTTTGGCTGTGTAAACGTGGCCGTAAATCTGGCGCAACCAGCTCCAGCGACCGCTGGTATCGTTCATTTCCTGGCTGATCGTGTTAACGGACGCCGTATCGTTAAACGGGTGGCCGATGTAATCGAAGGCCTCATCCCCCATAGCCGCGATCGTTCCGGTCAGTACTGGTGCGCCTGTCCCGGCGACGCCAGTGGCGATCGCGATATTCACACCAGATGGCAGGGATTCACCACCGCTAAACCCGTAGTAGTTCAGCGTCACCGGGATGTCGTTCGCCCAGGTGCCCTTATGGCGAGCCGTCAGGGTCACAACACCTGCAGCCGAAGCAGCGGTAAACGGCGTACGCCCGTCAGCGGTAATGGCGCTGGCAATAGAAGAAGCGATCGCCGCGACGGCGTCACTCGCACTTACCGCCGCCTGAATGCGGCGATTGCCGATATATAGCGTGACCACACCAGCGGCCAGGGCAGAGCCCGTTACTGTCAGGGTGAATGTTGCCGCTGTGCCAGTTGGTTCCGGTACGGCAACAACCCACAACTCACCGAACGGGTCAGTCTTACGGTACGCCTCGACCATGCGCGCCAACTGACTACCCGCACCGGCCACGCGGAT